GTTCTTGTAAGGAGAAAAAATAATGGCAGAGCAGGGTACAGCAGAAAAATTAGTTGAAATAGCATTAGCAGAAGTAGGAACTGTAGAAGGTCCTAAAGATAACGAGACAAAGTATGGAGCGTACACTAAGGCTAATTTTCAACCTTGGTGTGGAAGTTTTGTGAACTGGTGTGCAAACGAAGCAGGCGTTAAAGTTCCAAATACAGTTTATACCCCAGGGGGTGCAGCAGCGTTTAAGAAGGCTGGTAACTGGATTGACGGAGACGTTGCGGATCCTGAATCAGGAGATATTGCTTATTTTGATTTCCCATCGGACGGAGTTGATCGCATATCTCATGTCGGAATTGTCGTCAAAGATAACGAAGACGGAACTGTTTGGTGTATTGAGGGTAATACTTCTGGAGACTCTAAAGGCAGTCAAAGAAACGGTGGTGAGGTTTGTAAAAAACTTCGTGCCTACAAAAAAAATAAAAAAAATGTTTTAATCTCTATCGTAGGATTTGGCAGACCTAAGTTTGATAATAATCTCAGTTCAAAATCTGTTAAGGTAGATTCAAAAATACAGGCTGCTATAGACTTGTTAACCTCAAAAGGGTATAAAGTTACTAAGTAAGGGTATTTGACTAAACACTAAAAGTTTGATAAACTAGAACGAATATATTAGGGAGTGGTATGACTTGCCTTGCGGTAGTTCGTAAAGAAAATAAAATTTATATGGCTGCAGATCGTGGAGCCTCAGACGACGACACCATTTTAACCCTAACCACTCCGAAAATATGGAAAATAGGACCATATTTAATTGGATACGCTGGGGCTATGGATGGTGAGAGAATGAGATATAATTTTAATCCATATGTTCCAGATATAAAAAATTTAGATAAATTTATGCAAACTAAGTTTATTAAACAATTAAGAACTTTTTATAACGATTGGTGGGTAGACACTTCTAAAGACGCTGATCTTGGATTAATAATATGTATTAAAGGACAAATATATGAGCATAATGCTATTGATATGTCTTTATCTAAATATACATTGGATTATTTAGCAATGGGAACTGGTTCTCAATATGCTTACGGTTACTTGGCTGCCACAGAAAAGGCTAAAGATTCTAGAAAAAGAGTAATTGGTGCAGTAAATGCTGCAATAAAATTTAATCCTAATTGCCAGGGGCCAGTTGACGTAATCAGCGTTTAAGTGTATACTTATAGATAAGTTCAACAAAAGGAGAAAAATGAAAAAAATGGTGGGGTTATTAATAATTGTATTTACTGCTGCATTTTTGCCATCGGTAGAGGCAAATCAGAAACCAGCAATTGTAATAATTGATAATGCAATTGATACAAAAAAGATTAATGTATTTCATGAAGTTTGTGTAATGCAAGAACTACGCTGTCCAAACAAACAAACACTTATGGAAGGGCCAGGAGCAGCAACTCTCCCAGAAAGTCAAATATACAAAAACGGATTTAATCATGGAACATTCATGACTATAATTGCATCTGCGGTTGCTCGTGATACTAATATTATTTTTATGAGAATTGTACCCATAACTCATACTGGTCGTCAAGGATATTACGATCATAACGATTTAACTGGGGCTTTAAAATGGGTAACTGCTAATAAAACAAAGTTTAATATTGTTGCAGTTTCTGCATCAATTGGTAGTCGAAGGATTGGAACTGGACCTGCATATTGTCCAGTAAGAGATAACTTAAGAAATGAAATTATTAATTTACAAAACTTAGGTGTTGCAACAATATTTGCTGCTGGAAATAATTATGACAAGCAACGTGTAGATTTTCCAGCATGTATTCCAGAATCAATAGCAATAGGTTCTACTGGTGAGAGTAATAATATTGAAAACTACAGTAATGGAGGTTTAGATTTAGACTTCTATGCTCTAGGAACCTATAATACTTCTGTGGGTAGGGCTGTCGGAACATCTGGTGCTACGGCTGCATTTGCTGCTTACTGGACTAAAAACTACAAGGGTAGTTATCAAGCAACATACGACTACATGAAATCCATTGCTAAGCCTGTTGAAGGTAATGGCATAAAATCAAACTTGTTTGTAGATATTTTACAATAGTGGTATAATAGTTAGTGCACCTGCCAAAAGGGGGTGCACTAAACTAACTCGCTGAAAAGGAGAAAAAATGGTAAGTTCGTTTGCGTTGGATCTTTTTAAAGATCCTTTTTTTATTGGTTTCAACCGTGAGTTGGACCGTTTTAACACAGTACATAATTTAGCAACACGTCAGGCATATCCGCCATATGACTTGGTAAAGGTTGATGAAGATACATATAAGTTATCTTTGGCTGTTGCTGGGTTTGATGAAAAAAATCTTAATGTTTCAGTAGATAATGGAACATTAATTATTAAAGGTGAGACTGTTGATACAGAAGAGGGAGAAGTTGTTCATAAAGGAATTGCTTCTCGTAAATTTACTCGTACATTTGCTTTAAGTGAATATATGGAGGTAACTGGCGCAGAAGTTTGTTGCGGTATGTTAAATATCAACATTGATCGTATTATTCCAGAGGAAAAAAAACCAAAAGAAATTCCTATCAAAGTTGCAAAAAATAAGAAGGTATTGACAACATAACTTGTAAATGCTATACTTAATATGTACCAATAGGGCAGTCTTTTTCCTTTCTCTTCTGCCTTAAAGGTAAGAACACCTAAGCATGTGTATAAACTGCTTATTTAAATAAAGGAGTAAAAGTGCCAAAGTACGATTACAGATGTAATGTTTGCTCCTCTGTTGTTGAGTTTGAACGCAGCATGGGAGACGATACAGAACCAATATGTTGTTTTCAGTTTATGAACAGACAATGGGGTTTTGCACCAACTGTAATTTTTAATGGTTCTGGTTTTTACTCAACAGATAAAAGAAATTGAGAGTATAATTAAACCATGAGATCAATTCTTAAAGATCACCCAAGTGTGAAGCCAAAACAATGGAAATTAAAAGACGCTGATAGGTGTGATAAGTGTGGCGTAAGAGCATATGTGTTGATAAAAGGCTCTACAGGAGAACTTTCATTCTGTAATCATCATTATGAAAAAATTATGAATACGCCGAGTTCTTATGATAAAATGATGAGTTTTATGCTTGAGGTAATTGATGAACGTGAAAATTTAACACAGACAAAAACTGGAGGCAAATAATGTATGAATATTATATAAGAGAAGTAAAAAATGTCGTTGATGGAGACACTATTGACGTTATCATTGATTTAGGGTTTGATATTTTATTTTCATCCCGTGTCCGTTTGGCTGGTATTGATACACCAGAATCACGTACAACTGATAAGGCTGAAAAGGTTTTAGGTCTTGAGGCTAAAGAATACTTAAAGAAACAATTAAAAGATGCAAAGTCTGTAGTTATTCGTACAGAAAAAATGAATTCTTCCGAAAAATATGGACGCATTCTTGGCTGGGTATATGTTAATGGCGAATCAGAATCTGTTAACAATAAAATGATTAATGACGGCTATGCTTGGGGATACCTTGGCGAAACAAAAATTAAAGACTTTGAAGTATTAAAAAAGGCTAGAGCAAAATCTGGAAAATGAAAACTGTTTTTTATTTTACAACAGACTGGTGTGGATCATGTAAAAAGGTTCAACCAATCGTTGAAGATATGAGAAAAGAAGGGTTTCAATTTCAAATGATAGATGCCGATTACGAACAACTTTTGGTCAAAAATTTCAATGTTAAATCGGTTCCCACTTTTATTTTAATGGAAAACGACAAAGAATTGAATCGTATCACTGGAGTTAAAAGTAGGGAAGAGTTGGAGGGATTTGTAAAAAATGAAATCATCTGATGAAGAATTTGAAAAGTTGCTTCTGGCTGGTGGCATACAAGTAGCAGGGGTAAGTGATAAGGGTGAAATCTTGTATCAATTTACTTCAAAATTAAAAAATATAAATAAACAACTTTTTGATGAGCATTTGAATTATGTAAACTCACAAATAATGAAACTTTGGGAAGGTGGGTTTGTTGACTTAGACCTGTTTGCAAAAGAGCCTGTGGTAACCCTAACTCGTAAAGCCTTCATGCCAGACGATATTTTAACCCTATCACCAGAGCAAAGATGGTCTTTAGAGGAAATAAAAAGAGTTTTAAAAGAAAAAGAAATCTGATATAATCTTGTTATGCCATATAGTATCGGTGCCAAGGGATCATACGGCTGTTCTGGTTACCCTGCCATAAAGAACAGCACCAAAGAGGTTATGGGCTGTCACAAAACTCGCAGAGAAGCAGCAGCACAAATTTATGCAATCAATCGTTCTGAAGGTAATATAGGAAAAGGTATGCATAAAAATATTAAAGAAGGCGATTTTGTAATGGGTATGACAACTGAAGGTATTGCTCATGGTGTAGTAGAACACATAATGACTGAAGGTGGAATTCTTGGAATGCCTGGAAGTAAATATGCTCTTAGGTCAATGCCTCCAGAAAATCCTGCAATGTCAGTTAGATATCATGAAGAAAAAGAAAATGGTTGGGAACCAACTGCTTATAGCATTGGCATGATGTATGCAGATGCACAAAAAGTAGATATTGAAACACATAGTATGGATGGAGAAGAAACAATGAAATCTTATTACTCTGATAATGAAGAAGAGGACAAGTGGGATAATATGACTAAAGCCTGCTGGGTTGGATATGAACAACGTGGAATGAAAGAAAAAGATGGTCGAATGGTACCTAATTGTGTTCCTGTTGGAAAATCAAATGAAGTAGGAAAAGCAAAAGGAATTTCTGTTGGAGATCATGTGTTGTTTGGTGTTCCAAAACCACCAGATAAAACAGAATCTGCACATGGAATTGTTGAAAGAGTAGAAAGATCAGGAACTGTTAAACTTCCTGGAACAAATGAAAGTGTTGAGGCCTCTGCAGATAATCCAGTAGCAGTTGTTAGAGTTTATGCTATGGATGAAAAAGGAAAGATGACAAGAACAGATAGGCGTGTTGCAAAACCTTTTAGTTCTTTAAGAACTTCTTCTAAACCTATAAATAAAACAGTAGATGAGGACGATATGGAAAAAGCATCAGCAAAAATAGAAGCAAGATTAAGCGAATTGGTACAGGCTTACAACAAAGGTAAAGAAGGTAATAAAAAAATATCTGTTGGCACTTTAAGATCAGTTTATCGTCGCGGTATTGGCGCATATAGAAGTAACCCATCTTCTGTTCGTGGAAGCGTATCAAGCGCTGAACAATGGGCCATGGGAAGAGTAAATGCTTTTATGGCTGGCCTGCGTGGTAGATTCCCAAGAAAACCTTTTGATTTAGACCTATTTCCAAGCGGACATTCAAGATCAACCAAAAAATATGATTGGTCAGGATCTTTGTTTGATATAAAAACTTTCAAGAGATAAAATGTCATCTGGGCAATATAAAAGACACGATGGCTTTAATCCAATACAAATAAAAAATGGAATGATTGTTCGTGTTAGCAAAGATGGAAGAATTAGACAGATACTAGGAAAACAAGGAGAGTACAAAAAAAATGACAAGAAGTAAAATTGTACAGCCATCAGATATTTATAAATCTGAAACATACATGCCAACTGGGGGAATGAAGGCTGCAGCACGTCGTGCGCTGCGCTGGAAAGAGCAGGGTAAAGCAAAGGGTGCTGGCACTCCTGTAGGAT